TCCATCCCGAACGCGTCCAGAACCTGACGAGTCTCGTTGCTCAGATTGTAATAATCCGCGATCGCGCCGTTCACTTCCGCGTGAGCTTGCGCCGCCGCGTAGCCCGTCAAGTAAGTTGGGGAAGAGCTGCGCGAGTATTCCTGGCTGGGAGACCAGGTCAGCGGAGCCGATTGTTGCGTAAATAGGTTGCTGGGTTGTCCGTAATTGGCCGGGGTATACGCTGTCGGCGCTTGCGATTGTTGACCCTGGAACGGGGATTGGACTGGTGCGCTCAGCAGGTTCACCACCTTGTTGAACGCCGATTCCCATGGATTCCCCGCCGATCCCATCGATTGGGATTGGGGGGCGTACTGAGTAGGGTCTGATTGGTAACTGGGGATCGCCTGAGGTACCGCTTGGGGGTAGCTGGTACCCACCTGATAAGCCACCGGAGCTGCTTGCTGTGGAGCTGCTGCCACGTAGCTGCTCGGGGCGACGGCCACTGGTACTGGGCTCGTCTGTGGGATCGATTGGACGGTAGCGTCCTGCATAACTCATCTCCTTTTGTAAAGCTTCTAAGGTGCGATATAGATACGGGGTAAGATCTAATCGCGGATCCGCAGCCATCGGTAAATCCGGTGATTGCGGGTGGGGAGTTTGCATCATTGCCCCCACTAAGCGAGCGAACTGAGAGTATGCACCCTGCAATTCGTTCACCATTCTGAACGGGAACCCAGATAACATCTCGGCCCGTTCCTCATCCGTCTTGGACGGGAAGAGGTACTTCAGTGCCTCAATGCTATCAACACCTAACTCCTGTAGATTGCGTACCACAATGGAGTTATTAAGTATGTCTTGGGTGGAGTCCTCGTAAACAGGACCTAGCCAGCGCCATTGGATCGTTACATCACCGTCGGGAATCAACCCAAGGACGCCAGGGGGGATTTGTTGCGTACGAAGACAAGCCATCATTAACTGTTTGACTTTCTCTTCGTACATCGACATCGCATCCTCGTAAGCAGCAATATCTTCATCCGATGCTTGCTCGGGTAGCTCCAGGGGTTTCTCAAGTCCTGCCGCTGCTGCTAACGTGTCACGGAAAAGACGTTCTTCCTGGAAGATAATTAATTCGAGACAACGACAGATGCCATAGGTGTAAATAGAGTTTGCTTTTTTCTTTGCAGTAGCCGAAACACGACCGAACAAAGACTTGTACTCTGTAGCTGTAACACCAGCAGAAATAGAAAGTTCGTCTACGCCACCAAGAGCCGTTCGAATCTCCTCTCGGTACTGGCGTGCAAAAGAATTTTGGTCACCTGTGATTGCATCAGGAACGATGTAACCGACGCGATCATTTGGCTCTAGGTTTGCAATGATGCGTGGTACGCGAAGCTGACCATCAACACCTCGATAAACAGGATCTGCCTTAAATCGGGATTGACTCAGCGGACCTGCGCCACCAAAACCAGAGTTTGCTGCAATAGAAGGACGCTGAACAACAGATTCTCCACCCGACTCCATGAGGTCAGTCTTGGGCCGAGAAGAAAGTAGAGTTGGATTACCAAAAAACTGCACATTCTTTCGCATGGTGCGAATCATATCGTCATGCGTGCAGATGTGATTAGCAAGCGCATCAAACTCACCAACACCCTCAGTCGAGAATCCCTTAGCGTTGTTGAAGATCTCAACACAAGGAATAAATCCAAGTGTGTTTCTAAAAGTCTTGGTCTTACCAGTAATCGCCTGATAGTTGGTATCAAATGAAATCTCACCTTCCGAGTGAGTTTCTTCGATTGTTTTCCGTTTGATCGAAAGCCGGATGTAACGCTTAATGCCACCACGACCCATAGAAGCCGGGCCCGTAAGACTACTGGATTCAATATCCTGTTGATAACCAAGGCCTTGACGGACCTTGTAGCCGTAGATGATTACAACTTCATCCAGCTCGCCATCAATGTTATAAAAGGTACGATATTCGTGCTTGCGAAAATAGTAGAGGCGGTAGTTGTTTTTTGTAGGACGAATGTAAAAAAGACCTTGTCCATCACAAAGAAAGTAATCCCAGATTGAGTCGAGCCTTGTTTCAAGTTGATTGTATTTTATTACGCGATCAATAAAATCCTTGCGCTGGTTTCCAAAGTTATCCTGAGCCGGGAAGAATTCAACACCTTGTCGAATCCCAAATAACTTCATCTGTGCAAGATGAGAGGCAACGATGCCGGTATCAATTGCTGCTCCTCCATCTTTTTCGATGTAAGAGTCAATAATTTCTTTAAGCCTGGCTTTTGCGTCCGTTGCCATTAACTATTACCTTTTCTTCAATACTAACAGCTTAGGAAAGAGTTTTACCAGTAAAACCTGCAAGTGCTTGTCCGTATTGAGGACCGTAGAACATGCCTGCGTTCGCAAGTCCGCCCATGTTTCCAATAGCACCAGGGAGATTGCTGGAGCCGGGGATACCAGCCAGAGGGAGTTGTGGGCCGCCACCAGGTGTAATGCCGCGGCGTTTCATTTCTTCAGGTTGAATGTCAAAGCTTGGATTACCGGCTAGAAAGTTCCCAGGGGCGCCAGGAACATTGGACTCACCACCGTAAAACATGTTTCTATCTCTTTTTAAGTATTCTACTCTTCTACAACTTCATAGCCACTAGGATCGTTGACTTTGCTAAGAACAATGCCGTTACTGCGAACATCCCAGTTGAGCACGTCTCCTTCTTGCCAGCCAAGATCTTCAATTACCTCCTCGGGAAAAACAATATATTGATCTCCGTTCTCGTCCTCTTGGACTTCAAGAATGTAGCTCATTTTGCGTCGAGAAGCTTTTCAACCAGCTTATCAAGCTTAGCGTTGATCTGAGTAAAATTATCGTGCATCTGTTGAATTTCTCTTAGGAAATCAACTTTTAAAACGTATTCAAGCGGCATGCGTTTTAAGTCGTCTTCCAAAACGTCAATCCTTCTTTTCTGTGAACCAATGTAGTCAAACGCTCTTTGGACTTGCTCGCTTTGACGGGAAAGGATTTTACCGGCCGCCCAACCACCTCCGGTAATAGCCGAGATGACAGCTGTTAAACCGATGGCAATATATTCGGGACCCACGGCTGAAGTGTTTTTCTTATTCTATAGTTTAGTAATCAAGATGGAGTTGTCCCTTTCTTGATAAACCATTAACAAGCCAGACAAGAGCATCTACGCAGTCATCATGACTACTTACTCCGAAGTTTGTGAGTTCCTCGAAGAGATTTGTGAAATTACGGAACCTGTTGAAGATTATCTTGCGGTCTTCAAACATCCCCATAATTCCACGAAAACGTGCCAACTTATCTGCACGGAAACCTTTGACTGGATGCCAAATCAAATTGTAGAGACCTTCGTTATTTAGGCAAACCCTCTTGAAGTCTGCCTCCAGTGATGCCTGGTACTGAACCGCCTCACTCCAGATGTCACACGTTGAATAGGTCGGGAAATAATTCCCGTTGTCATCCTTACCAAGTACAGACCAATCATTTAATAGTTCTTTCAGGGCATCGAGTTTTTCTAGGTTGCCCATCACACGAATCCTTCGATAGTCAATAATATGAACCTGATCACCAATACGTCCCCCAAGAATCATTACGGTGTAATCATTCTTCTCCTTAGTACCAGCAGAAAGGTCAACCCCGACACCAAGCGTGTCAAATTCAGTGGCTATCTCCGCTTTAACAATTAACTCAGGCGCCAGGGATAACTCGTTTTGCCTAACGATTTGATTCATGTACTGGAACGAAAAAGCAATAGGTGCTTGTCGTTTTTTTTCTTTTAAATAATCAAGAGACCACATCTCTGGCCAGTACGATTTTTCCTCTCCTGTTTTCGGATCATTTTGAATCGCGGAAAGAACAATCTGCATCCAGTTGTTTTGTTTGTTAAAGGTAGTTGAGTGAATATCGTCATGACGGAATCGTGTACCAAGGCAAATCGCCCTACCTCCTTCAAACATTGTGGGTGCAATCACCGCATTCCAGTTTTCCTGCATCTGTTTCCTGATGTCAGGGTTTGAAATATCTGCAGAAGACTTAATAGCGTCATCAATACAGACAAGATGAGAACGTTTTGAAGTCACTGAACCTTTTAGGCCGGCAGCACATAAAGTAAACTGCTCGTCACCAGTGGTGTCAATACCAGCAAACTTGTGATCAATTGACCAATACTCATTGCTGGTCACATTTTTCATCAGGCGTACAGTAGGAAAGACCTCTTGGTACCGCTTGCTTTCAATGATTCGTTTGATGGTTGCAGACTTGGAACGCGCAATGTCAACCGTATAAGAAAGGTAAAGAATCTGAAGAGGTTTCTTTGCTGCCGTATGGACACCAATTGCCCATGCTGTGAACAGACCCAGGACAGTAGATTTGGCCGATCCCCGTGGAGCCAAAAGATCGATGTTGGGACCAGCAATCCCAATCAGGCAGCTACTATCTCTTCCTGTAATAAACTGTTTGTGCCACTCTTTATGATGGGCAGCAGGAGGTTTGTCTGCTACATAGTCACAAAAAAAGCCAAAGTCCTCGCGAGCACGCTGCAAAGACTCAGCGTTTTTGTGAGGACGAATTTGTTGGTTTCTGGCCGCAGCTTTAGCGTTACGACGATAAGCAAGGTGCGTATAACTTGGCACGGCAGTAAATCAACTTATTAAATACTACCTTATTTCTCTGTCTCTTTGTTTTTTTGTTCTTTGTACTTACGTGCTTTATCTAAAGCAGCTTTACGCTTCTCCTTGTCCGACATCTCAGTACCGTCTTCTTTCTTTGCTTCTTTCTTTTTGAAGTGCTCCAGGAGTTCCGGAGGCATTTTGTTCTTAGCCATTAATTAGCCTTTTGCAATACGACGAGCACGACCAGGGCCGAACTCAACGCCCTGTGACCTCCCAGCGGGGATCTCAGGTGTCGGTCTACGGCTGGGAAGCTCTTGATTCAATACTTCTTCCTGGCGGCTACGAATGAGCTGCCGTTGCATTGGATCTGAGGTAGCACCTGTACCTGCACCCATACAAAACTAAACGTTCCTGTAATTATCTTAACCGATCTATTCTTCCAGTTGCATACGCGCCCAGACGCTCATTGCAGCTTCTTCCAAGGGGATTTCAATGGGGTCATCCTTGAAAATAAACAGTAACTCACGAATTGCACGATCAGCCCCTGCCATCAAAAGACCTTTTCGATCTTTGATACTCGTGAATTTTTCAATTTGATCGATATGACCGCGGATTTCTTTTTGCATGGAAGCAATACGAGCCACCCCTGCGTCTCGTTTTACAACTTTATTTTCAACATCTTCGCGAAGCTTGCGGACATCCTCTTGCATCTCGTCGATTTCATACAAGAGTTTTTTACGATGATCCGTTTTCTCGTAATTATCTTTGATCCAAAGCTCGCACGCAGTTACTGTCCCCTTGTAACCAAGGAAACGTGAATAGAGATAAACTTCGATCAGGGAGTAGTTATCTTTAGCAAAAGAACAAAATGATTCCTGAGTCGCTGAATCTAAGTTCTCAACCCAGGAATCAAAAAGCTCAATATCGATAAGCTCGTTGGGCCTGACCGTAGTCTCGTGCTTCGTCTTCTTGCTTGAAGCGCTGCTGCTGTTCGGCTGAGGCGCGGGATTCTTCTGCACCCTTACCAATGGTTTCACGTTCTTGTTCACCAGCAGTCTCCATTTTTTTCTTTGAGAATTCGTAAGCCACGCCAGCAGCTTGGCGGTACTTATCTAGATCAAACCAATCATCGACATCGGTTTGTCCAGTGGGTACGCTACTGGTCATGGCTTATATATCCTAGAAGAAAAGATCAGAAGTTGCTCATCATGGAAGCAAGACCCTGAGCGTAGATGTCACGACGACTCTCGAGGGACTTTTGGCGCTGTTGACGGCCCTTAGAACCTTCGAGACGCTCGAGAAGCTTCTCGAATTTATTGATGTCAAAGTAATCATCTTTGTCACTTTGATCAGAGGGAACCGAAGACGCAGTTTTTGTAGAAGTCATTTGTTAACTCAATAACTAAAATAATTATACCAAACACATTCCATTAGGAGAATGAAAAAGATCCAACAATTTGCTGGTAAATGGAACCCTGACTCTTGATCTTAGCCAGTTCTTTTTCACCTTCGTTTTTCAGCTTTTGGGTTTCTTTGTCAATCTCACCTTGAAGATTCGTCAAGCCTGCACTGTACAAGTACTTGCGGGTATCTCGAATGTTTTGCTGTTGCTCTTCAATCTCAGCAGCAGTGCCTGTAAAAGATTCACCAAAATCAGGAGTAGTGATTTTGGTACTGCCCTCAAGGCCTTCTGCGTACTTAGGAAGAAGATTAGAAGCAAAGTTAAAAGTGCGTTGACCTGTTTTTTTACCAGATTCATCGACAGCCTGTTTACCAAACATGGTGTCGTAATAGTTGTCAAGATAGCTTTGATTGTACTTATCTTGATACTCGGAACTTTTAGCAAGCGCATCTTTTAAATCTTGAACAGACGTGTAATAACCTTGCTGGAAGCGTTCCAGGGCTTTGGTTTTCTCTTCCTCGGTTGCTTGCCTACCAAGCAGCTCCTCATATGCGGCCGAAACACCTGTAGAACGACGACCAGGGAGGAGCTCTTCTGTGTAAAGTTTTGTTAAACCAGCGATCTCAGCTTCTGGCGGTACCAGATCGTACTTAGCTGCATAGTCACGAAGTTGACCAGTTGCGTCGGAATAGCTAATAAGACCCTGGCGAAGCTGGGACTCAATACCAGAAAGCAGTCCGCCGTATCCAGCTTGTGCAGACGACCTGCGAGCCTCTTCTTTTGCGGCAGCTTCAGCTTTCTCATCAGCAGCACGTTGCTCTGCAAGAGCTTCTTTTTGCTGTTGATAAGCTAAATACTTTTCAAAAGAATTGTCCTTTTCAATCTTTGGTGACTTGTATTCAACTTTAGTTCCACCGCCGCCCATGGGTTACCTCCTATACGAATAAAGTACTGACATCACGTGGTGCAATGCGGCCAAAAATACCTGCAAGTTGGCCTTCTTTCTCGGCCAAGGTACGCTTCAGTGCTTCGCGATTTTCACGCTGACGTGATTCACGTGCTTCAGCAGATTGAGAAAGCCCAAATGCCCGTCGTGCACGTTCGGTATCTAATGCTAGCTGACGCTCACCTAAGGGTCCAGCCGCAAACATAGCAGCTTCTTTTTGACGGCCAAACTCTAAGTCAGGAGCAACAGTACTCTGGAAAATACGACTTCCAAGTTCAGCACCAAGCTGTCCTTTTGCTTGTTCGCGGCCAAGCATTGTCTGCCACTTTAGCTGATCAGCGGCAGCCGCCATTTGAGCGTTGGCAATACTAGCTCGGGTTTGATTTGCGGCATTTGCACCAAAGAGACTTGCGCCGATACCAGCAGCACCTAAACCTAAAGTAACTGGATCAAAAGCCATTCCTCCTCCTCTGCTAATACCGCCAAGTTCTTTAGATGAGTCTACTCCAAGTGTTTTTCCAAAATCAAATTTACCGCTAAAAGAATCTGCAATGCTAGGCATTGAGATTGATCTCGTACTGGGCCACGCTGGGAAATCCATTAGCTGAAGTAACGAGTTGGAGTATAGCTATAACTACCGCGATCAAAACGCGTCAAAGAAGGGATGTTTTGAGCACCTTGAGCCATAATATTGGCGATATTGCCAGCGCCTTGTGCAGCGATTATGCCTGGGGCATATGCAGCGTTTGCAATGGTCTCTGGTAAACGACCAAGCATTTCATACTTAAAGGCTTCCCTGGCAGATTCCTTGCCAAGTTTTTGAGCTTGTTCAGCACGTCTTGTAAGAATTCCTTCAAACAACTCAGCTTGTTTGGCTTGAGCTTCTGCTCTTTGTTCTGGGGTGCCCAACAGAGTTGTTAAATCATCTCCGCCGAATGCTCGAGATGCATCGATGAGTTCTGCATTTGAAAAACCTTTAACACGCTCCGGCCCGTACATCTGCTCAAGCCTAGAATATAAGGAGCCTGCCAATCGGGTGTTTTGTTGAGACATTGTTATCGTCCAAAGGTAATTTGGGGTGCTTGGATCACAGAACCAGCATAAGGATTGGAAGAAATTGCTGTTCTTGCATAAGCACCGGCTTCGGTTAAACCTGTGTTTGCAAGTTGGAACATGCCGGCTTGACGACCAAGGCTCTGATAAATACTGCCCTGTGTATTTAGAAGAGCTTGTTGTTGGGTAAAGCGACGACGATCTTGTTGCTCAATTAATGGAGCAATGCCGCGCATTTGATCAAGGTAAGTTTGCGTTGCAATTTGTCCTTCTTGGCGTGCAACATCAAGATCTTCTTTTGCACGTTGACGACGAATTTCAGATTCTAAACCTTGATCGGCACGGCGTTGTTCACGTTCGAACTCAGCTTGACGGCGTGCTTTTGCTCTGGCTCCAATAGGACCAATAAAGGGAAGTTCTAGGTCAGAAAGACCGCCACCTCCTAAACCACCAAGACCATCGGACTGTAGACTTCCAGCAGCACCTTGGGCAGCACCAACTGCACCACCTGCCAATTGTTGAGCACCGCCTACAACAGCGTTAACAGCTCCAGCAGTTGCTTGTTGTGCACCATATCCAACCATGCCTGGAACAAGGTAACGAAGACCTGCTCCGGCCAAACGTACAGGTAGTGGGCCAGCTTTCATCATCCCACTGGTCAATGCATTTGTAAGTACATTTGCAGCTTGACCAGTAGCTAAACCAACTGGAGCACCTAAAAGGGCACCTGCTGGATCACCTGACAATAAGGACTCAACAGAACCAAGGACTGCACCTGTTTTCCCACCCATTGCCTTGCGTCCTGGGCGAATACCAGCTTCATTCCTGGAGCCAAAGATTAAATCGCCAGCGGAGGAACGTAAATCACCATAGCGACCAGCGATGTCAATACCTGGACCACGTCCGCCGGCGCCAGGAGCAGCACCGGCAGTAGTAGGGGGGCGACGACCACCTCCACCTCCACCTGCACTTCGGCCTTCCATTCCAGTGCTACCGGTCACAACAGCGGAGCCTTGCTGACCTCGTGCACCCGATTCAGTAATGGGTACGCCGCCACGAGTGGCCATCTGTCCTTCAACGTCTCCAGTAATCGAAGGGCGGCCAGAAGAAGTTGATTGTGGTCTTACAGAACCAGTGACCAAGGGATCCATGCCGACGTTACCAGTGACTCTGGAAACTGGTGTAGTTTGTTGACCACCAATGCCAGTATTTCTAGCAAACTGATCTATTTGCTGCATCAGTCGCTGAAATAAACCGGGATCTTCTTGTTGAAGTGCTCTCAGCTGATTGGGGTCAATATCGGATAGATCCACCCCCCTGGATCCCGTAACTCTAGCCATTATTTTAGAAGTTGTTCCAATAAATTAATTTTATCAGCCTACATGCCAGGTTGGTATTCAAGTGTATCGGGCAAACGTTCGGGATTATTATTTATAGAAGCAATTGCCCTATTTGTTAAGTTACCTGCAAGGCCTCCAGCAAGTGATCCAGCGAGTGTGATGCCAGCTGCACGACGCGCTGAACCAGGGACTCTGCGTTTAATTTCTTTGGTTCCCTTCATTTCTATGGTGACAGGAGGTTGAGATTTCATTGCACTGCCCAGTGCAAGTGATCCACCTGTTAAAGCACCAACAGATTGCAGACCAATTGGGAAGCCAACAATACGAGCCTCAGGTTCACCTTGTAAATTTTCAGGTGTGAACTTAACCAAGCCAAGGCCGGTGACACCTTTGTCTTGGTAGTAATTCTTCATGTAATTTGTATAGCGTTCTTTAGTCAAACTTGGAATATCTTCTTTTGCTGTTTCATATTTTAAGGGGCGTCCCTGTCGACCAAGGAACATCCTCTCAATTAACTCAAGACCTGGTTGACCGCTTTCACGGCGATCTTCTGATCCTTGCTCTGCATAATTTTGAGCAAAACCTTTTTGACGGAACAATTCACCAGGATTTGTGATGTCAAATACACCCAGAGATGCAGCAGTTGGGGCGCCAACAGCCAGACCAATTGCAGCTTTTTGTGTTGGATTAAACTCCTTATACATGGGTCCAGCGGCCTTCTCTGCAATTACATCTGCAATAGCCATGGGATGGTTATAACGCCAATAAATGTGACGAGTGGAATCAGTACCAACATCAGTCAATAGCCTAGCGGCATAAGCACCAAGAAACTCTTGGGGTTTTTCACGAAGAGTAATCCCCTTGACTTCCGCTAATTCTTTTTTAAATCTAGGACTTGCAGTACTGTAATTAGCAATTGAACTAAGGATGCGTTCTCCTTTTTCATCAACAAGCTCAGCCCGGGCTTCCGGCGCCATCAAATCAACGCCTGCCTGGAAACCCTGCTTTACTTTTTCAGGGAATAGACCACCAATGCCCGCCAAGGTATCTTGATAAACCTGGCCCAGGAATGATTGTGCTTTTTGTTTTTGTACTGGAGTTGCCATTATTGCCCTTCTGTTACGCGGTAAGGAAGTCCTTGGAGTTGATAAAGAGTTCCATCAGCTGTATATGGGGTATACATCTGATTTAAAACTTCTTGTTGTCCCAGCTGTTGTTGCTGTGTGATCATTTGATTTGTAGCTTGTTGCTGTTGCATCTGCAGGAACAAAGGTTCTAAGCCAATAACGGCTGCCGCACTACCTCCAAGCATCGCTGCGTTCTGAGCCATGCTTGGCACATATTCTCTTTTAAGCGCGGAAGCAGGAATATTGCCAACACCTGTATATTTAGCAACATCTTCATCAGATGCATAGTTGCGATATTTGCCTGCCAGTTTGGTAATTCCTAGTGCTCGTGCAGCACCAAAGCTAAGCCCTAAGTCAGTCGCGCCAATTGCCAAGCCCGCGAGAGGGTTGCCGGTTGTAAGCGTGCTAAGAAAAGTGGTGAGTGCTGCTCCTGGGGCAGAGGAAATAAGCAGCTCTTTTCCGCCTTTATCCAGGACCTTTTGGCCGACTTTACTTTGTGCTGCTTGTTGTAAAAGACCGGAAAGCCTGCCTGCAAGTCCTGCCATATTATCCTCCTAATACAACTATTTTATCTGTTGTTACTCTTGCGTTTTGCCAGGAGATACATTTGATTCAACTGTTTCTTCGTCAACCGTTTGTTTACCTTCTTTCTCTTCAGTAGCCTTCGTTGACTCCTTGCCTGATCCTTGACGCTTAAGAAGCTGAGCTACGGATTGGTTATCTTCAGCCTCATTTTTAGCACGACGTTCTGCTGCTGCCATCAGATAACCATTCGGATCAGGATTCCGAAGACGTGGCATCGGATTTTTTGCAGACTTACCAGGATTAACAGTAGGACTTAATTTGTAAGCCTCAATCCAACCAGGATCAAAGTCTGGCTGGTCCTGTGGTCTTTGCGCAGTTCGTGGACGACCCTCATCAAAATCGTAGGCTTCTGGACGATCAAAACGACCTAACCCTTCAAACAGTTCATAGCTTGCATTGGGATCGTTATCATCAAAGAAAGGTGTATCACCAACAAAGTTAAGATCAGGGTTCAAATTGACCTTTCTGGTCATAGACCTTTTTAACAGGTCGCGCTCATTAAACCTTGATGGGTTCCAGGGGTAATCACCGCTTTCTGGTTTAGATCTAAATAGATCATCAAAATCTAATCGCTTAGCAATTTCGCCACGGCGATTAAACGGATTTTGAACATAACGACCTAAATCAAGCCTGGCGTCTTTTGCCATTAGCCCTCAGACTTTTCTTTCTTTTTCTTTTTTAATCCTACCAAGGTTTGACGAAGACGCGCTTGTTTTACCGTCTTTTCGTCATACTTATCTGGATTGGAAAGGACGTTCTCTTGAAGTTGAGCAGACGTAATACCACGGCGTTTTGCTTTGGCTGTAAAAGCGCCTTCCTTCATGTCCATGCCCTGGACCCATTTTTTCTTTTTCTTTGTCATGACCGAGGAATATTTAAGTATTCTAATAGGAGATCTAATCCTCTACCTGTAATCCCCAATTGACGGGGATCGGCGGCAGAAGTTCGGATGGGTCCGCCACGGCGATATTCAGATCTCATTAGATCTTGACGCCAATCTTCGGCGCCAGGGTTAATACCGTAACGTGGGATGTTAGTGACCGTACTACCCTTTGTGTATCCTGGTACTGTCACAGGTTTATCCATGCGGGGGTAAGCAATTCTCTGACCTTGAGGAGTAAGTTGAGTAACGTAAACACCTTCACCTGCTCCTCGTACAGCTTGTTTGGTCATACCACCGATACGAGATAAACCAGAAGACTGAGTCAGTGGACCAATCGGTGGAGGTTCTTGACCGGTAATGAAACGCTCTTCCGGATAAAGACTAAAGTAACGGGCTTTCTCTCCACGGCGAGTTAAGTCAATACTGCTAGTAGGAGCGCCAATATCGCGGCGTGTTCCAGTGCTTGCTGCCGTAGGTGGAACAACAACTACTGTGCCACCAGACATCTCGCCAATAAAGGGGCTGCGTGGACCAGGTACGCTACGGCCAGGCTGGTACTGTGCGTAACCGGTACGTTGACTTGCTTCTGGACCCGTAACGCCTAAAGTTCCTTTTAGACTCATAGGAGAAATAGAAGTAGCTTGTGGTTTTGCTTCAGGATAAAATTCTAGTTGACTTGTTGCCGCAATCCCTGGAGTCCTGTATGGTTCGGGAGTACTAATGGCTTTTTGCTGTAATCCACCGGCAATAGCATCTGCCAAGAAGTCCTGTGCATTTGCCTCGACTTGCCTTGAAATTTCACGATTGGCACGAGTACCTGCAACCTTGTAAACAGTACCAAGAACATCAGGATTATCTTGTGTCAGATAACGTCCTGTAGGTGTGTCGACGGATCCAGTAATAGGAGGTGTTGCAAGTACAGTATTTGCTTTGCTCTTGCCTGTAAA